CATTGCATATGCGGCGCTTATTCGTTATGATGGTTTATTGATTGCAGTCCAAGTTTGCGCTGACCCGTCAGTGCAAATATATGCTAACGCTGTTCCAGCAGGGTCGCAGGCAGGTAGCATTGTACCGGTATCGCATTTGCTTGTAATTTCTGCACTCGGTATTTTTCTGCTTCCAATGCCGGATGTGATTTTAATAATATTGACAGTATTGCCAATCGAGCTCTGCGGGTTGTACGGTACTGCAAAAATACTGAACGTTTTTACCTTTTTTGAGAATCCAATAAATACGTATTTTGTATTTTCGGTTACATTTAGCGGTGCAATTTCTCCGTTTTTTAATGGGCTGCCAGTATAAGCTGTGATTCCGCTAACTTTCCAGTATTCTCTAAATGTTGGGCCCACTGGTTCTTCTTCGATTGCAACTTTGCTATCGTTCATAGGGATGATTAGTATTCCGGCTTCATCTCCGGCTGAGATATAAAACTTTTTAATATAATGCGTATCAATCAGACACCCAACGCAGTCATTATCAGAAATGGTTAATCCATCGTCTGTGATTGAGCAAGACCAGTTTGTTACGCTACTAAAAATGTTTGAAGCGTCTACATAGTCAACCCCATCAATGAGTGTTGAACTGCCCGTACTGCCACGCGCTCCAACATTGAAGCACTTGTTTTTATCAAAATCCCATCGTTTAACGCAAATGGCATCGCAAAAAGAGTTGTATGGAACGGTTATAATTTGGTTGTTGGGCGCTCCGTCGCCAAGTGTAGACGGCATCAAAAGTCCATACAGAACTTCGATGACATTTAATTGTGAGTTGCCGTCAAATTTTGCGATATAGTCAGTGTTGTTTTCGTTTCTGCACATTCTGACAGTATTATAACTGGCATCTTTAAACAGCAGTGGCAATCCACCAGTCTCGAAAGATGGTGCAATAAACGTGTTAGAATTGCACGTGCGTGATTCTTTTAGTAAACGAATAGTGACGGTACGTTTGTTGTATGCACTATATGCACTATCAATCTGGAACCCACCCCCAACAAATGTATTGGAGTTTACCCATCCATTGTTAGCAGGTTCCAAAGATAGAGATACAACGCAGTTATAAACATCACCGATATTGATGGTGTTAAATACAACGCCGTGTGCAGACGAATTTGTAAGAACGATACCGGCTGCACAGTTACGTGCAGAGCAGTTGATTACACTACGGTTAATGTCTAAGATTTCAATTCCTTTCATTGCGAAAATTGGGAAATTGAAACCCTCGTCTTCTGCTGGGAACTGGTATCCGCCAAAACCATTAGTGCCGTCAACTTTGCAGTTGATTACTGCGTTTGTGATGTCATCAGGTTCAGAAGTGTATAGTTTCAAGATTGTTTTGTCTTTGAAACTTGCCTTAATAGTGCCTGTGATGTTCACATTTTTGACCTTATGGCAGTCAATGGCAATCGTGTCTGTTACTAAATATGTTTTCGCAAGGCTTGCCAGAATTTTGCCGGTATTTTCAGCGTCTGCAACAGCCGCTTTGATAGCCGTCGTATCATCTGTAACGCCATCACCCATAGCACCGTGTTTCTCAAAGAACACGATATTTTCAGCTGCTTTTAGTTCTTCTTTGAGTGCAGCATCCGCTTTCGCTCTGGCCTCTGCTTCGGCGGTAATCTTATCATCCAGCGTTGTGTCTCCGGTCTTTCTGGCCGTGATCTCGTCCTGCAACGCGCTGGATATCGTTGTAAATAGATCATGCACGTTGGTTTTTTTGCAGTTGGAACCGTCAACGTACTTATCACCGGCGCTTATGTTTTTTGTAATCAGCAACAGATCATTTCCCACCCAAACCCAGTTGCCGGCCTTATGGTCAACACTTGCCGTGGTGTTGTGCTGTTCGTCATACGGCGTGATAGCATATCGCACACTATCCCACAGTGCGGAGAAATTGCCGATCTTCGTCCAGTATTCTCCAGAGAAACACCAGCCGGAACAGGTTGCACACTCAAGTATGCGTTGCCGCTGTTATCCAAAACAACGGTGTTTGTCTCATACTGGCTAGTGATATCCCAGATAATGGGATTCGCATACTTCACAGAGTTAATCGCGACAAAGTTCGTTATTGTCGTTTTAAGCGTTTTCAGTTCGTGAAGAATCCAGTCCAAATTCAATTCGTGGAAATTGGTATAGGGGAATTGTTCAAAAAGTCCCATTATTTCACCTCACTAATAGATTTGCAAGCAAAACCGATTCTTGAAGCTGTTAATGATATGGTCAATCACGTTGAACATAGCAATGTCGCGCTCCTGCTCAATCATTTTTTGCTTCGTGTAGAAGCCAGTGTTACCGCTGATTTCACCACTTCTGTCAAGCAACCTTTTTCCAGTCTCGTCCGTTACATTGCCGGACTTCGCGGAAACATTGACATTACCCTCGTCCGTCTGTGTGGTTTCGCTGATTTCCTGCTGGTTCTGCTGGTCACGCCCAGTAGGGGTAAAATCGGTTTCATTGTATGCGCTGGTGAAGTGGTTAGTCGCGTTGTCAATGGTGTTATCACGGTTTTGCTTGCTTGTGCCGTCAGATTCAGTCTTACTTGTTCCCGTTGCTTCGCTGTCCGTGTTCTTTGTAGTGTTTTCGTCCTCGCTCCATTTCTCTGTTCTGTCATAGTTTTGAATTGGGTTATATTTTAACAGTGTGGTATCATACAGTTTCTGCCACACTGGAAGTTCTTTAGAACTCCACGTGCCAATAGCGGCCTGCATAAAGAGCGGATTCGTGAACAGAACTTCAAGTTCAGCGGTTTCCATGAGAAGATTGTCAATAATAGTATCTCGCTCAATCCCATTTGGTAACTCTAACTCATGGAATAGATTGTTATTCTGCTGATACAGTCCGAACAGGCTCATTGTTGCGCTCATTCTGCATACCTCCCTCCGGCTTTACCTCATAAGCATCGGGGAAACGCCAATCAACAGAGACATCAAGTCCGAACATATCGTTGGTCTTTTTGACAGATTCCTGCAACTGTTCCAGCCAAAGGGCGCACTTAGAAGCCGTTTCCACATTGTTGGCGTTGACTTCATCTGTCACAAGACGTTCGCGCTTGTCTGTGTTCGCGTTGGGGATTCCGATATCGGTATCGAACATGGATTCGATTTTACGCATATCAGACAGAACGTCAGAAGCAATATATACCTCATGCAGATTCTGCTGGAACGCTTCCCATGCTTTAGAGCCATCATCCAGTTTTAGGTTTTTGTCATAGACAACGCAAGGTTCGCCGCTTGCGATACGGTCAAACATCTTCTTAAAAGATTCTGCCGCCGATTTGTTGCCAGCGGTAAACACATATGCAAGATGCGTGTTCAACAGGTTCATGCCAACTGATTCAGAACACAGCGCAAGCATATCCGCGTAGTAGCCGACAATATCCATGATACCGCCGTAGTCAGGTTGTAGCTTAATGATTGTGCATTGTTTGCCAATTTGAGGTTGTAGTGTGCCAGTTAGAAGCTGGTTTGTAATGAGCGCGTGTGTAGGTTGATAGAACACATTCCTTCCAGTCAGACCACACGCCTGCGGAATAACGCCGAACTTGTCAGTGTTTACAACTGCAAGATATCCCCAGCAGTACAGCACATAGAGAAAGTAATCTTTGCTCCAATGTTCTGGCAGTTTCCACTTGAAAAGGCTCATTGCCTTTTGCAGAAGATACCTACGGAAATAATAGGACAATGCCGTGTTTCTGCAATGCACTGTGGACGGACTTTGTGCGGCGTTTGAAAGATTGATATAGTCGTATTGAGCGGGGATCCCTGTTCCGATTGTCAATATATTCCCCTCCTTGCAATTTTAAATAGTAGCCAAATTGGGATATTACCGGGTGTTGGCGGCTCATGCCCTGTAATATACTGATACCAGTAATTAGCTTGGGTGCTTCTCCATGGTTGGTTAAGGCTTCCGGGACGTTCATAATTGTAAAGCCATGCCTGAGCAAGATATGCGGGCGTTGCATCTGAAATCGCAAAACCTGTGAAGCTTAGCGGGTATTTGTCAGTTGGAATCCATTGCAAGCCGTTGTTAAGTTCATAGATAATGCGCTCCATTTCTTTCTGCCCATTATCTTCCCAGCCAGCGCCAGCCCATTCTGAATAATGCGTGTAAGGTGTCCATTGTACAAGGCCATAACCAACCTTTGTTTGTCCCGGCGCTGGCGGTGTTAAGTCCTCCCAAATTCCGGGATTGATGGTGGATTCCGATTGCATATTCCCAAGCATCCCAGCAATCGCGTTGTCTGTCCATCCCTGAGATTTGAAGAAATAGTGAATCAAGTCCACATTATTCTGCATCTCTGACGTTGACAGATACCTGTTTCCGCTAATCCATGCCATGCAATCACCTATTCATAGAAATATCCGCCAGCGAGATAGTTTTTGACTTCTCTGTTTTCTTCGCTTGTGCCAGCAATAGCTAAATCAGGGTCTGCAATTACCTGATAGCCGGGGACTTCTGAAAGCTGACGTTTTTTGCATAGAGGTCTGCCTCGGTCTTCATTGTCTTCATCAACAAGCGGATAAAATGTTGCGTAAACCGTAGGGTCAAGCTGAAATTCTGCAAAAGAACCGTTGCTTCCTATGGTTGTCATTTTGGGGATTCCAGCGTTTACGGCACTACCAATCATTCCCATAACACCGCCAAGAACTCCGGCCGCATTTCCAGCGGCATACGCTGTTCCAGCATTGGCGGCGCTTGTTATCCCACTTGACAATGAACTGAAAAACTGTGAGGACATTTGCGAAATCTGAATAGGAACGCCAATTTGAGTTCGCACAACCATTACAATGTTTGCGGCAGTTGTTTCCGGGTTAGAGTCATAAATGACAAGCTTTGATAGTCCGCTTACAGTATCAAGAGAAACTGCAAACCATACAGCAGATTTTTCTACGAAAATATTTGCGTCCAGATGAATTTCTCCGAATCCCGGAAACGACAACATATAATCACTATATGGCGCTCCGTTCAGATAAATTCCGCGCGATACTTGCGGGTGCTTCGGCAAATCAATACTTCCAATTAGATTCTGTAAAGGTGTTCCAGAAACACGCGAACAGGCAACATTGATATCCCAGTATCCAAAACGCAAACTGGTAACGCCAGAGGTACCCGTTAAAGAGGACAACGGAATCCATGTGCAAGATGTGATATACTGCATAGGATTTAACAGAGCTTTCTGCAATCCCTCGCCGATATCTGATATTGACATCCACGAAATATCGTCCAGCAGATAAGAAGTCAAGCTGTTGAACTGCGCCTGCGTAAAAGCATAGTAATGAACAGCCCCTATTCCATCGGCGTCTGCATTGATAATACCGCAAACATATCTTCCATCTGTAATGTTTTTCTTAAACGGGCTTACCGTTGCAACAGACTGCTTTAGCGTTACTCCCTGCTTTGTCGGATATAGATTATCTTGAATGTACCCATCTGACGTATAACTGGAACGCACAACATACTGTGTACTTACTCCGATACTCGCTTTCCAGCTTGCCAGAACGTCAACTTCCATGTGTGCCGTCCAGATATGCCCCTCTGAAACAGTCCAATCGCGAATAAAATAGTATCTGTTTCCAAGGTCTGAAATATACGCGTAATTGTAAAAAGACGGGTTTCCTTTTAGGCCAAAGTCAAAAGAAATTTCCGGCCTTAACAGGCTTGGAGGCATTTTCAGAACCGCCATATGTGTCTTCTGTGTTGCCGAACTGTCAGGCCGCTTTGTGCTATTTTCTCTTTTCTTAAACGTATACAGAGTAACAGAAAGCATAAGCCCTCCTTATTTAATAGGGGCGGGATACAAGGATGGATACCCCGCCCCTCCGTGTGCTTAGTCCAGCAGAAGCAGAACGCCTTTTTCGGTCATATCCTGCAAGGTACGGAAATTCACATGGTCAACGTCATTCCAGTAGCCGCCGAACGGGTTGAACGGCGTAAGGCTATTCCATGCGTTAACCTGTGCATAGCCTAGCGCATCCTCGTCAAAGATAACGCCAAAGATACCGGCCTGTTCCTTTGCGGCGGCGGCTGTCGCAACAGTGCCGTCAGTCTTTGTATAGGTTGCCTTGACAGAGACGCTATCAGGCGTTTCGATGGACTGCCAGAAATTCACACCTTCATAGTCAGTGTATTTGAGATAGTTGTCGTGGAACGTGTTGGATTTAACCATAGCGTCGAACATATCCAGTGCCCTACTGTACAGGTATACTTTCTGTCTGTTGGGCGGGGTGTGACGCATAACGTGCTTCTCGTTGATAACCGTCTGGAACAGTTCGGAACGTTCAGACATCATACGGGAAATGTTTGCAATTCTGCTGTATACGAATTCCATGAAAGACTGATAGTTTGCTGGTTCGTACACAGACTGCGCTGTAAGGGTGAGGCCAGTAAGGTCGTTATATTCAGCCAGCAAGTGAACAATTCTTGTTGCCTGCCCTTCCTCAAGAATAGAGCCGATATAGTTCACCAGCAAACCCCGCGCCGTAGTTTCACGATACTGTTCCAGCATATCGGAACGGTTCTGCGTAACCATGCTGTTGTATCTCATGAACTCGTCAGGGCTGGAAAAGGCAACGTCCAAATTGTCTCTGAAAATGCTGAAGAAGTTCTCATAGACAGACTGCCCATAGAAGTTAGTCTGCAATACGTTGGGCTTGTTCAGCTTGAACATATCGACAGATTTACCGTTTCCGTCAGCAGGCTTCTGCGTTGCATCATACCCAACAGGATATGTAAAGCGTTCATCATCCTGAATAGGCTTGTCAGCAATGCTAATCTTCCGAATAGCGTTGCCCCATCTGTCCATGGACATTTCCATGCCCTTGAACTTTCGGGTATAAGGACGAATACTGAAAATTGTTCTTCCCCACATTTGACTCATTGCGTTCAGGATAGGTTCGTAGCCAGTTTTCAGTGCAGTCTGCGCGACACTGACAAATTCACCGGGTGTGCTTGCCGTAATAGCGGCCTGCCCAGTTGCCTGCTCAACCAGACTTTTCAGAATAGTGCTTGCCTGATGAACAGTCATATCGTTTACAGTTGCCATTTAATTCACTCCTTTTTAATAGGCGGGTTAATGATACTCGCCAGAATATCTTCGGGGGTTTCCACTTTGGGCGGCTGATTGATGTTATTGATATTCTGCATCTGCATTAATCCAGTCAGCTTCTGCAACTCCGCAAGTACGGGGTCAACATGAGCAGGAGCAGGAGCAGGAGCAGGAGCAGGAGCAGGAGCAGGAGCAGGAGCAGGAGCGGGCTTATTCTGAATCATACTCAATCCGGCAATCTGCTGTGCGTTAAAACCTGCTTTGGACAGAATAAGGATATCTTCTGGACTAAACATTATTTATACTCCTTTTTCAAATATACAAGAATGTAATGTGCTACGCGTCTAAGGGAATACACCTGTTGTTTTTCTTTGCGGAAATACGCCTGCGAACTTCCTCCGCAATCCAACATAACAGCATCATCCCAGCCGTAAGACTGCAACAGTTTTCCAAGTTGTTCAGGTGATTTGCGAATTCCTTTTTTTTCGGTGCAAGCATAAAAGCAAATGCGCTTTTCTCCGTTAACACGTTTCGTTCCGATTGCAGACCTTGCACGATAGCTTCCCTGCGCGGCATTATAGATAGGTTTCTCAATCGCTTTGCCGTCTTTCACAATGTTCGCGCAAGCAATAAAGTTATTGTACTGAACATTGGGAATAATGTCAAGCTGGAACGTCCGCGGGTAAAGTGTCTGCCATGCGTAACCACGATACTTGAACGGCCCCGTGAAGTAAGTTCTGCCGTCAGCTTTCAAGGGACACACAGCCGCGCCCGTCCGCATATTGTATAGAGTGCCGTTGATTGCATAGTCCGCACCAGTCTCTTTCATGATTGTTGCGAGTGTCTTACGCTTCCTTGTTTTTGGATTGACAGTATTCTGAAAAATCTGAATCCTGTCTACGTGGCTAAGAGGAATTGAAACTGCGATTTCATTCTCCTTGTGTCCCGCCATAGTTCACTTTCTCCTTTAAGAGATTTACAACCTCTTTCAAATCTCGCAGAGCTTCGGTGTTTTCTTTGACAACTTCTGTCCACCGTTCGCTTTCTGCGGAGTGGGCTTCGCGTTCCTTGTTCTGCATCCAAAACATAACGCCAACACAAACAATAGGGAAACCAAGGTTAGATACAAGAGACGTAATCGTTGCGGCATCCATAACATTCTCCATTAGCCGGATTTATAATGTAGGACAGGGGATTTCTTGCCCCGACCAAGGGCTTGCACCAGCTTCCGGCTGTGGTCTTGTGCAACCCCCTGTCCTCGATACAGATTGTATCTCAACGGAGATATTTTGTCAATAGATTCTCGCAAAGATACTCCTCAAATATTATTTTTTGTTGCATATATGCTTCCCAAAGCCATCCGTACATTCTGCGGAAACGCTGAATGTCAGATTCGCCGTCACCATAAGTCGGCGGGCTTCCCGTTCGGTGCATGGAAACATAATATGTTCCATTAGATTTGTGCCGATAGATTGTAATTTTGGAAATCGCGCACACTGGTGTGTATTCCTGCAATGGGCGGCTTCCTACATTCCCCATATCGTTAAAGCTGAAACTGTTATCAAGTGCCATTTCTGCAAATCGTGTTCCCGCTGTTGCCCGATAGAGGGCTGTATCTCGTTTATCTTCGGAAATTGGAGAATGTTGTAACATATAGAGACAAATTCCTCTCTTATTATCTTGATAAACTTCCTGCCCCTTTTCGACCATTGCAGAAGCTTTCTTAACAAGATTAAAGCCAACAAATACAGGGTTTGCAACATCGTTTGCGTTCGCAAGGCACAAAAGCTGTACAGGTTTCTTTCCTTGCAGTTCACGGTTCCGGTTTACAGTTTCATAGCAGTTCATCAATGCTTCAAATTCATTCTTAATAGGGCGCTCATGACGTTCAGGGATGAACTCATCAAAAATCATCAAATCAACATCACTTGCGTCAAACCCGCGAATGTTTGAAAACGTTGAAAGCGCCGCTGAATACCCGATAGGATTTCCTAATGGAACTTGTTTGCCGTCCTCGTTTACTGTATAATGAAAGAACGCGCTGTTATATTTTGTGACAGGCGCACAACTGATTTGCAAATTTCTATCGGTGCAAATGCGCTTGAATGGTGAAAATTCTGGTCTGGTAATGATATCTGCCTGCGCTTGCGTTCTGCGGATTAAAAGAAATGTTCGCTGTGTGTCCAGACACTCACACAGACTTCCGTAAGTCTTGCCTGTTCCTCGCCCTCCAACTGCAAAGTTAAAGGGCAAGGAACGATTCAGCAATTCATGAACATTCAAATATCCGCTTTCAAGATATATCCTGCTCATGTTTCACGTGAAACATCAAACAAGAGTGCAGGTGATGTATTCGCGGCCGTTTTTGGAAATTCCGCTGATAACCTCAATCTCGAATTCCTCACCGTCCATGATATCGCAAATGTTGCGGAAATCTTTCTGGAAACTTGCGCTGTTAGTGGCATAAACAGTGCCGTCCTTATCCATAATGGACAGAATGTTAACAGTTACAAGTTCGCCAGTTTTGGTGTCAATCTTTTCATCACTGTAACTGCAATAGGCATCAACGGCAATGATACTGCCCTTTGCGAGAGACAGCTTCTGAATTGCGGGCGCAAGGGTCATTTTGTAGGTTTCCTTTTTGGTCAGTTCGCGGGAAGTGTTGTGAATGGTAATCATGGTTCGTTCTCCTTTAAATTTATATTCCTCTGGTTGCCCAGTAGGTTACTCATATTCATATCTGATTTGTGTTAATAACCGCTTATAATCGGCTGTTAACCCTAAAGTATATGTCGATGGTCTAAGAACAACATTAGAAGTTACTTCGAGTTGGTGTCCATCCCTTACAATATCGCGTTGTTCGGGATTGTCATTGTAAACTGCTTCAAGTCCCCCGGCTTTGTCAAAGGTGAATCCCTCATGAAATGCTGTGATTCCTCCATGTTCTTCAAGCTCTTTACCTCCTAACGACTTTGAAACTCCTGCTATTGTGCATACAAGTTTGTCGTCTGGTGTTTCGCGATATACATATTTCTTTGCTCCCATTGTACGGAATTCGCACATATCATGCTCTTTTTCGTATACGCCCATATAGTGTGTAATTCCTTGCGGGTCTGTTGCAAATGCTCCGCTTCGTTTACTATCTAAAATTCTTGCCCTATTGAACTTTTCAAGGTCAATTTCTCCTAGATACTTCACAGAGTCGGTATCACAGTATACAAATTGTGGAGCATTGGGGTCATTCACGTCCCCATGTGCAAGCTGTATTCCCTCCTCAAGCCTATATCTTGCCCAAGCTGTTACCCATACTCCCCATTGATACGCCAGAAACGCCTTTTTGTTGTATGCGAGTAACAATTCTGCTTCATTTTCGTTCTGTTCCTTGAAATCATTCTCAATGAACAGTATCGACTGTTTTACAGGGTCTTGAGCGCACATTCCATACAGAGAATTTAGCTTGTTCTTTGATTTCATGTACAACAATTCCTGTCCGGGAACGTTTTTCAACTCTGTCTTGTAGTGATAGTATTGGCAAATTGTCTTGATTAGCTGTGTCGGTAAATAACCATAACGTGCTGTGGCAACATCATAGAACTTAATATCTGTGAATGAATACTCTTGCAAGATTATTTTCAGATCAATATCCGTTACTGTTGTTTCAAGATAATCTGCTGAAATAATTCTTCCATTATCCTCCAAAGCGTTCTCAATATGTCTGCATTTTGAAAGTGATAGATATGGGCAACCCCAATCAATTCGAGTTAAGTGTAATCCTGTTATTGCTACTCGCATTATACAAGCTTTCTGACGTTTCCCTATCATCTTCACGACTTCTTCATAGCCAATATCGCCTAATCGATAAAACTCGCTGATGGGAAACTTACAATTACACATAACGTCTGGATAACTGCTTGAGCGGTCTGCACTGTGAACGTTATGAAGCGTATAGTTTGTATAATAGCGGTTTGCGTGTGTATTACCACCCCTGAAAGCTTCTCTAAGCATTTTATAGATTTCATAATCGGGAAGTTGCTCTTTTACGAATCTATAATTTACTTGAGCCATTGCTTTCTTTGCGTCTCTGCGAACATATCCGGTTGAAGTTAATGGAAATGTATAAAGATTATCTCCATCATGTTCCATTTCAATTTCAATGGCTTCTACAAGTCCTTGCACATCATGCACACAATACGCAAGTTCTTCATCTGATAACTCCGTCCACGGATAGCGGATTTTCTCGTAATCAAATGTTCCTGTCAGTTTCTTGTGCTTTACGCCCATTTTCTTTGTGTATGTATCAAGATTCATATTAGAGTGAATGTATGAGCATCTGAACTCGAACGATTCCCACATATTGCACTTCAAAACCTTACGAGATTTGATTGCAAATACTTCATCTTGATTAAATGGGTAGATACCTCTCAAGAACTGGAATTCGTAAGAAAGATTGTGGACAAATACAACCAAAACAGAATCCTCAAGAACTGCTTTAAGCTTTCTCTGAAACGCTTCAAATTGGTCCCACGTCCTCCCAACGACTGTATATTCATCACCGAATTGCCATTGCCAGACATACATGATTGATTGTTCAATATCCTGCAATCGCGTTGTCTCAATGTCAAATGCCGTTATCAGGTCTTTGTACTGGATTCTTTTCCGTGTACGCTGATTTCCAGATTTCCTCTTTACAAGCGGAATTTCATATAGCCAATCATACGGGAACTTTTCCGGCGGGATAATCATTCAAGCCATTCTTCCCAATCGGATAACAAATCCGTGGAAGTGACATTTTCGCGATTCTTTTTCTTCCCCTCTCCATGTTCTTTCTTCCGCATCATTCGCCAATCGTGAAATTCCTGTGCTATAAGATTTTTCTTTCCAACTGTTTCTGTTGCGCGGTCAAAATCTTCTCCTGATACGTTTTGACGGGCTTTTGCCGCTGATTCAAAGAAATCGATCGCAACTGTAGAACCGTAACCGCGATATTGAGAAGCTTTCCACTCTCGCATGAATTCACCGAATTCCCAGTAATTCTTTTCATTGACGAATGTATAACCGTGCTGTTGAAATGTTTTGATTGCTTGAGAACGTGCGGCTTTAATGCCGGATAGTGTACCGGTTTTTGCCTGAATCATTCGTGAAACTTCGGCAAGTGCTATCTTTGTTTGTCCTAAAGACAATTCAGAAACAGGTTTGAAGCGGTTCTTGTTTGTCTGATATGTTCGGCTTTGCCTGCCTATTTCAGATTTTGCCATGGTTGCAAGCCTGCTTTGTGCAATTTTCCGCAACCGTTGATATTCTGCGCGTATGTTTTCAGGTGTCCATATATCAGCGTGCCGTATCGCGTCAAGTGTGTAATAATCAGGATTTGTTTTAGGGTCAAGAACTTCTCCGGTATCAGGGTCTACAATCAGTTTTGCGGCTTTGCTCATAGCGTTCTACCTCCCCGCGTATGAGTTGTCGGCATATAGCCGACATACTCATATCACGTTCTACTGACATTTTGCCTAAAACCTCTTTATCATGAGGGCTGATTTTCAGGTTAAGCCAGCTTGCACAATCTGTTTTAGCCATTCAGGCGGGTCCCTCCATTCTGATTTAAGATTGATATATTCAACTATTTCGCAGTCCTTGAGTAGCCATGCGGCCTCAAGTGCCTCTTTAAGACTGCTAAAATCGTAGGCTTTCGGGGTCTGCCGCTCAAACTTAACGCGGAGTGTAAATACTTTATATCTCATGGTCAAATCCTCCTATATATGTAGGACTGATGAACGCCGAACTTGTCTTGACCGTAATCATAACGGAACTTTGCTATATGCTGGGCACTGGTGGCGGTGTACGCGTGATCCATACGGAGAATGTCATAGCAAGTATCTGTAGTTTTATCGATAAAAGCTGCAAATGTACCGTAGGATTTAAGCCAGTAGTAATGCTCTGTCTCATAAACATAGGCTTGACAACTACGCAAGCGGGTAACATTGCAAAAATTGACAAGTTCCAGTTCCGCGCGCGCTTTCTCATTAGAAACAATATCGTTGACAATTTTCTGTTCGTTTTTGTTCATGGTGTTCTGCTCCTTTATCTGTATTTGTTGCCGTTAGGCATGGGCGCGGGCTTTAAGGATGAACCCGCGAGAACCGATTGTTTCACGTGAAACAATCAGAACGTGAAACGCTCCTTTTCGCTCTTCTGCTTCGGCTGGAACTGCGAGTAACAAGCGTCAACGGCGTTACGGATTGCATCAAACATAGATTCAATCTGTTCTTCGTTGTACTCATAGGCAGACCCGGCGCAATTCGCGAGAATGTCCAATTTGTCAATAACACTGTTGACGCGCGGAGTTGCAATGCGTACAAACTTTTCCGCTTTGGTTTCGTTTTCGGGAATGATGGTAGTTGTTTTCATGATGTGTTCTCCTTTACATATTTAAATATATGACCTGTCATCATCAGCGCGCGGCGGTCATTCCACGCGGACGGCCATAGGCCGTTTCGACTTATATTTTATTTGTGATAATGTAGCGCCAACATTTAGAAAATGGGCTATTATATACAATCCTATCAACCTGATACCACGTGCCAACGAAAACAGACTTTCTATAAATCTTCATAAATATTCTCCTTTCTTTATTGTCAAAAGTATCGGT